ATAGGGTATACATTAAAGTCATGTTTATAATTATCAATTTCTGATAACAAAATATGAGGAGGGTTGTGTTTTATATTTCTTAAGACTACATAACTACCGTTTTGAGTATCAAAGGAGGTTATTAATGTATCAGTTGTAGGGGATGTAACTCTGAGGTTTTTTATAAAAACTGTTCCTTCTTCTTGAGAAGGAAGGCGGTTGTCAAGTGCTCCTATATGAAGATGTATAAATCCAGACTTGCTCGGCCGCATTTCTACACTAACTGATTTCCATTCTGATGTTGACAACTTCTCATTTATATTAAAAGATTCCCCACCTAAGAATGTCCAAACATCTGAATCTAAAATAGAAATATTGCAATTTGTAGCAGTTTCTAATTTTATGTCTACAGTGATGGTATATGGAACTCCTGTTAATACTTCACACCGAGTGTATAAATCCCAAGACTTTGAAGTTAAGTTACACCGTACAGTTTCGCCCTGGCCGAACCCGTGCTGTATTGTACTATCCCATGCAGAATCTTTTAATAGATGTGTATTAACATCGACTCCCCATTCAAACCAATAAGGAGTAACACCCCAACCAGCGTTATGATAATGACCTATTAGATTGCTTTCTGGAATATTCGAATCAGGATCTATATTATCAAAAACAAAATTTACCGGCATTTATAAACTTCCATTTGTTTCAGTTACCCATGCTATTTCTTCTTGGCTATATGGCAAGATTTGTTTATTATTGCCGTGCAGTAGATCTACAGTCACATTGGGTGTTACTTCTTTACAATCTGTATACAGTGTTTTAGCCATATCCAGTTTGCCTGGCTGTAGCATAATTCTTACACCTAACCAGTTTAAACTAGCATTGTGATTGCGTTGTCTACTTTCATCTGCACTTTTAATGTTGGATATAAATTTCTTATAGATTTCAGGACGTTCTAAATAAGTCAGATGCGCACTAAATCCAATATCGCTGACCTGCATTAGTTTAGAATAGTATGCAGGAGTATGGCTACCGTTTGTTGTAGTATGTATTATATGAAATAAGTCGTCGTGCAGGTGTGTAACAAAATCTAAAAAGTCTGGATTAAAAGTAGGCTCTCCGCCGGTAAACACAAATTTCATTTTTTGATTTGCGCCCCAGAATCTACTCAAGTTTTCTAACCCATGTTTCAAAGAGCCAAGAGTTTTGTGACCTTCGTAGTTGTTGTGACTATCGGGAAAACAATACCAACAGTCATAGTTACATCTACGTCCTAATTCCCAGATGACTAGTTTGTAGTCTTTAAACACTCCTGAAAATGTCATAGTAGGATCTTTAACCAGATCAACAGTAGTTAAGCCGTCAAAATCTAAATTTTTAATTTTTCTTGGTGTAACAACACTAATATCGTCATAACTTTTAACTTTTGGGCTTTGCATGTCAGTACCACAAGCACACACATCCTTGTCGCACTTAATCCATGTATACAGTTCTTCTAGACCGTCTATTCCTTGATTATAAATGCTGCCAAGAGCATCACCTACTTGGCACGTACCTCTATAGACTATACCGTCGTGATGTATATACAAGGATCGCATGCCAGCCGAGCACCACCACCCACGCCATCTGTTAAGATTTAACGAATGTAAGTCCTCCACTGTATGTGATGAAATCTCTTCTTTGTTTATAAAAAGTATCTTTTGTTCGTCGATCTTATTGTCCATTTTCAGCATTCCTCACGGCTTCTAAAACTAGATACATTTCCGGAATTGTTTCGTAAGTATCTTCGCCTCGTAATTTGTCCAATTGATCTGTAACCTTGACAAATTTCCGAGCAGCCTCTAAATCAAAAGATTTCTTAAGTTCATGTATAATATGTGTCAACAAATGATCAATGTTGGTGTTATACTTTTCATTGTGATCCTTAGCCCATGTTTCTAATTTTCTCACAGTGGCTGCACGATAATCATCAGGTAAGATACTGACATGATAGTGCGGTGGATGTTCTAACAAATTAATAAAGAAATTGTTATAGTTGATAAAGTCAGTCTTGGGATGTTTGCGAACAACACCTATACTAATAAGATGCTCGATGATCTCCGGAAATCTTCCTACGTTCCATGCACCTACTGTGATGCCTGGCCGCACAATGGCATTGTCTAGAGTCATTAGTTCCATGAGATTAGCCTCTACTTTACTCCATACAGTGCCTGAACGTATCAATTCTGCTCGAGCACCAATCTCATCAATACTGGGCCAAATTTCTAATTTACCCCATTGCCATTGACGCCAATAGTCGAGAACATTCTTCTTGCCATAGGTCAACACTGACGCATTGGTGTTGTATGATAACTTAACATCAAATCTTTTCTTCTCAACTAACATTTCTAAAATTTGCCAGTGTTCAGGCATGAGCAGGGGCTCGCCACCCGCGAAGTAGATGCGTTCAACGTGATCAACTTGATCCTTTAAGAAATCAAAATTTGTTTTATCATCTACCGAATCAATGTTCCATACTTTTTCTTGGTCTGTAAGGCCTAGTTTTTTAGCATCGGGAACCCATGCTGAACTGTAACGTGGTCCACAACTGCGGCATTTAAAATTACAAAGATTGCTGAAACGGAAATCCCAGTACTTTAACTCCATAGTAGTACAAGTTCCATCTTCTAGAGTAATCTCTGGAATCTTTTCTATTACTTCTGGGAAGTCTCTGTTATGATAGAAACGTCCACTTTCTCCGGTGACTCGTTCTCGATCAAAACATTTGCGACATATCTCTGGTTCTTTGCCTTCAATCATGTCTTTTCTTAACGACTTCATGTTGTCGCTGTTCCATATTTCGTCAATAGTCTGATGATTTAAATCGCCAGCAAAATAGTTGTGAACAGAGGTCAAGCAACACGGAATAACTTTTCCGTTAGGCTCAAAGTTTAAGTGCATCCAAGGCACTGCACATATAGTTGGTTTTGTCATAGTGTATTATATATTAAAATCAAGGTGAATACAACCGGTATCATGAATGCTCAGTCAAAAGAAAACCCGCCCGTAAGTCTAAGACATCAGAGGAGCGGGCCGTATTATTATTGTTTCTTAGCTGGCTCAGGTTTCTTTTCTACCACAGGCTTTTCAATCTTTGGCATTTCTTTGCTGGCTTTTTTGCATTCAATCTTGTCTGCATTGGCAGCATCTTTGCAGTTAATACTAGCACTCTTTGGCTTACGAACTTCTTCTTTCTTACCAGGCTCTCCACCGGCCTGTGCTAATCCTAAACTTAATCCCAATACTAACGCGGCTAATAATTTCATAGCAGTCTCCTTTTGATTATTTATTTACACAAAAAAGCCCAGGGCTATTAACCATGGACTTGTCTGTATTTTGCTAATGCAATTTGTCTAGATAGCCATAATCTAAATTTTATATGATCTGATAATTCGTCGTCTTCGACTAGTTTACCAAATCTTTCTGATTGTCGATTACGACCAAAAGTGATCTCGTCGTTGACTTCAAGTTCACTATCCTCTAGATCTTTTGGATTACTTCTTAGCTGGCTCTTTCTTGTCGTCTTTCTTAGCAGGCTCACTTTTGGAAGGCGTTGCTGTTGCGCTAGCGGCAGGTGCTGGTGCTGGTGCTGTAACAGCAGGCTTGGCATCAGCCTTCTTTTCTTCTTTCTTGGCAGCAGGTGCTTGAGCAAACGCAGTAGCGGCAAACATTGTTGCGATCAGAGTTGCGATCAGAGTTGCGATCAATTTCATGATAAAGTTTCCTTTTTAGTTAATGTAGAAATTTATATCCTACATATATATAACGCGGTAGCCTCTGTAATCGTTTACACAATTTTATTTAATTTGTGTCCAAACACGCTCACGAATCTGCTTTGTTAGTGTGTCGGGTAGTGCCACATAATCTAAGTCTGCGGCATCTTTCTTGCCATTCTTGAATGCCCAGTCAAAGAACTTTAACACTTCATCACTGTTGGCTTTGTTAACAGGAGTCTTGTACATAATGATGAAACTGGCTGAACTCACTGGCCAAGCATTGGGATTCTTTTGATCCACAATACTCAGTCCCATACCAGGAACTGAGAACCAATCAGCACCGTCTGCGGCTGCGGCAAATGTTAGGTCATCTGGACTAACATACTTGCCACTTTTGTTTTGTAGTTGTAGGAATGTCATGTTGTTTTTCTTAACATAAGCATACTCTACATAACCAATTGAGCCTTTGATTCTGTTCACATTGGCTGCAATACCTTCGTTGCCTTTACCACCTACTGAACTAGCAGCAGGCCACTTAACAGCAGCGCCTCGACCCACACGCTGTAGCCACTCTGGGCTAACAGTGCTCAAATAGTCTGTCCAGTTGAATGTTGTGCCTGAACCATCAGCACGATGTACAATAGTAATAGGCTGATCTGGTAGTTGTTTACCTGGATTCAATGCTTGAAGTTTAGGATCATTCCACTTGGCAATGTTGCCCATAAACACTTCAGCCATAACTGGACCAGTGATGCGTAGTTCGCCTGGCTTGAAACCATCTAAGTTTACTACTGGAACTGTTCCGCCAATGATAGCAGGAAATTGAACCTGACCCATCTTGTCCAAGTTCTCACCGCTTACTGGTGCGTCTGTAGCACCAAAGTCTACGGTCTTTGCGTTGATTTGTCTAATACCACCTGATGATCCAATGCTTTGATAGTTCATGCCTGTACCTGTGGCTTTTTTGTAGCCTTCAGCCCACTTGGCATAGATTGGGAATGGAAATGTAGCGCCTGCTCCAGTAATGTCTGCGGCTTGCGCTGACATTGTCACTGCGGCTAGTAAAATTGCTAGTAGTTTGTTCACGGTAAATCTCCTTGTGTAACAACATTATTTAAACACAAAGAGATTACAAAATGATTACAAAATTATGTCCAAAGACTGTCGCGAGCCTTGATTAAACGGATCATCATGGCTTCGTCTTCTGCCGCATAGTCTGCTTCAATCTTCTGTAGTAGTTCATGTGAACGTGTGCTGAGTTCTTCGAGTTCAGGAGTCTTCTTGCTACCAAAAAGTCTGCCATCATTTAGTAGCCGAGCCTTTTCGCAGTAGTCACTCCAGCCACTAGCATCGTGTGGGTCAGGACGATTAGGATAAACAGTGGTCCACCATAGATAAAGTTCTTTTATTTCTTTAGCACGTACGGCTTGGGAAGTAGGTTCAGCAGTGTGTTTTTCACCTTCTTCTAACCATTCTTCATTGGTCAGTGTCATTGCCCAGTCAAGATGATCAAGTCCGGCTTGTGGGCAACGCCAAGTCCGCCAACGGAACCAACCTGTAGCCCAGAATGGAGCATTGTATTTTGCACGGTCTTCCTTGTCACCCCAAGCAATGTGACTCCATGCAGTTTCTATTTCAACAAAATCAACAAGCTCATTGAATAGGCAAGGCAAAAAGCGGTTCCCCACGTCTTGCCACTGGCCAGGCTTAATATCCCTGGGATGAGCGGTAAGACTATTAGTGCGGGTAACAAAACGGTTGTTGATATAATATTTGAAAGCATATAATTGATCCACTGGCCACCAGATAAAATTTTGAATTGCGTCCAGAGCCTCTTCAGCAATCCAGTAACGAACAGGATTGTAGCCTTTGGCTTCATCTTCCCATTCTGCCCAACCATCCGCAGTTAAGGCACCTCGTTTAGGTGTTCCTCGGATCCAGTCTGCAAACTTAGTGCATGACCAATAGTTACTTCTCATTTTATTTTCTCATCAGTTTCATCATAGTTCTAACATGAACACGATCTTTTTCTTTTTCATCTTCGGGCAACTCATCATACGATTTATGTTGTGCCGCGTTATAGTCATCCTGGGGATTACGTTTCATCCATTCAATGTGAATGTACTCTGCGGCTTGTTCAAGATTGTTGGGAAACTTACTAACTGCCTCAGCGGCTGCTTGACCTGCTGCTAGATTTTCTTGTTGTGCTGTTGGGTGTAATTGATCAAAAGGCACATTGATATCTGCTTTTGGACCACCGTTTTTGCTTCGCATCCTGGGTTCATTTTGTTCGTTGGGCGGCAATGATCTACGCCATTCGTCATGCGCTAAACTAGCAAACTGTTCAATGGCGTTTTCTGTCAAAACAATGTTAATATATTCACGCATCATTTACGATCTCCAAACAGTTGTAACAGGTTAATAAACAAGTTAATAAAGTCCATGTACAAAGTCAGAGCACCACGTACTTCTGCAACATCACTGGCTTCTACACTAAGTTCTTCACGAATCTTCTGTGTATCGTAAGCAGTGAGGCCTAGGAAGATGATAATTGCCAGTGCTGAGATTACCATCTGCATCACAGTTGATCCAATAAAGATATTAACAATACTGGCAATGATGATTGCAATTAAACCAACAAACATAAACTTGCCAACGTTGTCTAGACTCTGTTTGGTAAAGTAGCCATAGCCACTCATAACACCAAACAGGATGGCCGCACCCATAAACGCTGACACAATACTGCCCATAGTGAACACTGCAAAGATTGTAGCAAAACTCAATCCCATCAATGCGGCAAAGCCATGTAAGCATAACTGTGCTACGCCCTTACTTGGATTATTACCTAGGATTACAGCAACGCCAAAAATTGCCACTAGCGGTGCAAAGATTACAATCCACTTTAACACACCTGTAAAAAAGAATGCCAATAACTCTGGACTAGATCCTACAAAATAACTGACAATCATTGATACAATAACAGCAAGGCTCATGTGTCCATAGACACGCCCCATTGCTGAATTAATTTCGCTTGCAGAACGATATGACATTCCGCCTGTATAAGTTGTTCCAAACATAATTTTCTCCTTGTAATTTATTTAATTAACGTAATGCATCCATTGTTAGTTCTTTACCATAGACATGTGCTACAGGTTTAATCCATCCTGCATTTATAGCAGTGATAAAGATACTTTTATATTCCGCAGGGCAATTTTGACTAATTTCAAATCCTGCTCTGGGACACATAACAACCCCGTCATTAAGCATAAACTTATCATCACCTGGCCGTATGGTTGTAATATTAGTTGTTTTACTACTTATCTTCATAGTTGATCAACCCATTCTTTCCAATCTTTAAAAGTCTGATTAGTCCAATTTTCATTGTACCCGTGATTTACTATTACACGCTGTACCGGCCACCATCGAGTATATGGCTGACCAAACGGTCCACTGAACCAATCGTGACTATTGCCAGGAAATAAAGACAACGTTAGTTTATCTGTCGGCGATTTAAAATAGTTAGGACAATTTTTAGGAATACTTAATGGGTCTTCTTCGGTTGCCCAAATACGTGTAGGAGTGTGTAACACACCTGCCTGAATTTTATGAACAGGGCGACAATCTGGCCAAATTAATGCTACAGACTCAAATATACCAGCAGTACCGTGTCGATCTCCAGGTATCCAAATACCTACTCTACCACCCCAACTAAATCCAAACAAATGTACTTGGCCATTCGACCATGGTTGAAGTTTAATCCATTTTGCAAGTTCTATAGTGTGTAGAGCCTGATCCCAACTTTGGCGGCCTTTTAATCTGTTGTCGTCGCCCGACCAATGACATCTACCGTCAACTGATCCGTTTGTATAGTCGTTAACATATTGTGAAATCACAAAGTTTGCATTAGGCCATATTTCTTTAAATTTATTGCGATGAAATAATTGGTATTCTTTTCCAATAAAATCTAGTCCATTGCAACCTGGTACATATAGAATGGTAGGCGCCCTAGTGGTGTTCGTATACAACTCAGCACTAGTTCCGTTGACTTTTACATGTTCTTGAGCATGTATTACCATGCACCACATACTGATGATTAGCGAAATAAAATACTTCATATTGATGCCTTAAATCTTCTCTCCTACTTCAAATCCACGGAACCGTAGGAACCTTGGAAATCGCAAACTGTATGTTCCGTCCTGGTTTTGAGTGACTGCATCTGCTCGCACTTCCACGATCTGACCAAGTAGGGAATCACGTGAAGCCCAATGAGTATCGCGGCCATTATCGCTAAAACCACTGCCCACATTGACCCGAATAGTCTTTCCGTCGTCGACGCCTTCACAGACAATCGCTCCAAGCCGGCCAACGTTTCGTCCTGTTCCTTCTTCGACATCTACTACCTCCAATGATACTTCGATAAATGGCTTTAACTTCAACCATGCTACACTACGTTTACATTCGTAACCAGCAAGAGGATCTTTAATCATAATGCCTTCGTAGCCACCTGCCACTGCCTGTGCGTTGATTTCTTTGTAACGCAACTGACCCTCATCTGTATCCAAATCAACCAGTTCATTAGCAAGGCAAGTAACATTAGGCAACATCTCATTATTCTGTTCTACCCAAGCCTGCACCATTTGACTACGAACTGTTTGACTCTTATTCCAAAATCCTTTTTCAAAGTCTTCAAGTGGACACATGTCAAACAAATTCAAAATAGCATCGTTAGCCTTAACATCGCTTTTACGATGCACCTGCGTCATCAAGTCTTGGAAACTACTACTCATAATTTCACCGTCAAGCACTAGATCATACTTAGGTGGCGCCTTTTTAACCACTGCACTGATCTGTTCGGTAACATGTGGAAAGTTTACAAGTTCCTTGCCGTTGCGACTAAACATGTCCACCCGACCGTCGACACGAACAATAGTGACCACACGGACACCGTCCAGTTTAACTTCAATAAATTTCTTACCAGAAACTTTGGCTTCATGATTAGCACTGTCATGTGCCAATTGACAGCCAAACACTGGAATAGCATAGTCGGGCCATTGTTTCTCTACAACCTTGTTAATTGTTTTTTCACTAACACCGCAACGCAGATCTTTGATCAGTATGCGTCGATACCATCCATTCCATTCAGCCTTAGTGGCACTGGCCATCATTTTAGCAACAGTGTCACGGGCAAGGTTGCCTGTGAGGCTACGATTAACAAAACCAGTAATAATGAGACTAAAACTATCCCAAGGTAAGCCAGCACCATCTTCATCTTTTTTCTCCGGGATCTGTTTCAATCCAAATGTAATCATAGGGTCTAGAGCAAGACGTGCGCCTTGAAAGAATTCACTATTTCCTTCTTGGGCAATGGCTTCAATAATTGCTTCTTTGTTTAAACGGCTTGGATGACTTTCCAATGACCAAATATGGCTAGCACAAACGCTCATATCAACTCCAATAATTAACTGTATAAGTGTATATTATACAGTCTAACAGTTAGTATGTCAAGTGATTTGTTGTCTTAAATGGTTTGCCTAAGTAGGCATTTTCTAATTGGGTCATTATTTTTCGTTTCATTTGAACGACTTTTGGATGACTATGATCATATTCAAAAGCCTTCATAAAACGTCCCCAACTATTTGGACGAACTCTTTTTGGAACAGGGCTATCTAAATATTCTTTAATATCGCTAATTTCAAAACCAAATTTATCAATCAGTTCTTGTGCTAGATTAAATGAGTGTGCGCCCATTTCATCTCGGTGTCCGTAATACTCTTGTTCTCGACGATCTTTGGCGTAATAGGCTGTGCTTTCGTATCCGGGAATGTCTTTGAAATTTCTAGCACGATATTGTCTAGTGTGAATAATCTCATGTAGCACCGTATCGGCAAATAACCGACACATACGTTCCCAGCGATATAAACTAGTCTTCATGGTGTCGGCAGTAGTTGGAAAAACCAATTCAACTTCAATGAATCTCTTGTTGCCCAAATTATCAAGATAACTGTGGTAAGCACCACCGATCCATACTTCGCCTGGTTTGACTGGTTTGAATCTACTGCTGGTTACTTTAATCGGAAGGTGTGCTTTAATGTGCTTACTTACCATGCTGTTAATTTCAGCAATAGGTAACCGCTTGTCTACGATCTTTGGTTTAAGTTCGTAGAGCATGGAATACAACATGTTTCGATCCAACTCGGACCAATTAAATGCTCTCCGGGTCATTGCACACTCCTAGTATAGTTATTTATAGTATACTAGGAGTTCCAGTTAACTACGCACTTTACGGGCGTTTATCAATGATTTCGTCAACCAAACCGTATTCTAATGCTTCTTCAGCACTCATAAACTTATCACGTTCCATATCTACACTAAACTGGGCAAACGTTTTACCTTTTGAATTGTGTTTGACGTAGATTTCAGTTAGGGATTTCTTCATTTTCAAAATCTCCTCAACTTGAATCTGCATGTCTGTAGCCTGCCCACGGGCACCACCTGAGGGCTGGTGAATCATGTGTCTAGCGTTTGGCAGCATTTTACGCTTGCCTGCCGCACCCGCAGTAGCCAGCAGACTGCCCATACTACAGGCTTGCCCCATAACAATGGTGCTGACATCAGGTTTAATAAACTGCATCGTGTCGTATATTGCCATTCCTGCAGTAACAACACCGCCTGGGCTGTTGATAAAGAAGTTGATGTCTTCGTTGCCTTGACTTTCTAAAAACAGTAACTGCGCCACTAGTAAACTGGCAGTATGTTCGTTAACATCAGTATCTAACATGATGATTCGATCTTTAAGCAGTCGACTGTAAATGTCGTAACTACGTTCTCCACGAGCCTCTTGCTCGATAACCATTGGCACTAAATTTGGCATTATTGATAATCCTTATCTAAATTTACGTTTGTTAAACCTGCAACTGTTTGAAACTTGTCCCAAGCAATTTTAGCCGCAGGATTCTTTTTTAATTCGCTACTTGGCAATACTGCTTCTAGCCAAATTTCAGGACGGCGACTAGGGTGTGCGCCAAACTTACGAGGCTGATGTAACTTACCAGTCTCCCAAAGTTCAATGCTTACTGAACGGAAACGGTCTTCATCTTCCTCTGCATAGTGGCCCCATTCGGGCTGGCTCCAGCCACCACGCTGATGATATCCTTGCCAAATACCCTGCCACTGTTCGTTGTCGTGCGGGTCAAAATCTGTACGACTAATAATGACTAACACGTCATCAATGTCTACGACACCGTCAACAATGTCTCGAACGCAACGGCTATAACTTAATCCAATTTTCATTTTATCTTCCTTGTTTGAAAGTAGTAAGTATAGGTCCCGAAGTGGTAAATGTCAAGCCACTCATATTACCTTCGTAGATATGAGTTCGTTCATTGTACTTCATTTCTAACTTAACTGACTTCATTACACTGACACTGAGATACTTGTTTTGATTAAAACTCAGCACATCGGCAAT